TTACGATAAATGTTTGTGCCATTTTATTTTACTCCTAATTGTTCTTCTAATTCTCTATCAAAATATTCTTCGATAGATTTAATACTAATATTATGAAATTGTGCTACTTCTTTTATAGCACGATCAAATTTAGTTACAATATAACCAGACTCTTTTTCAATCAATTTATACACATCATTTACAGCTTCTTTCATCACAGGCGATAAGTTTTTATATGCCTTTGAATTAAATGTTTCTGTTTTCAAATTACTGATTGTTGTCATTAGTCAAATCTATTTCTGCCTGTCCATCGTTATTCATAGTTGGCGTTACTGTGCCGTCCTGATTAAAAGTACCTGGTTCAGCAATATGTGGTTTTGGATCACTGTGAGCTTCAGCTTCAGGATTTAAAGTTTCTTGTCCTGGTGTTTGTGTTTCATTTTGTCCATTAAACAAATTACCAGCCAACTCTTTTCTTCTTACATCTAAAGCATCACCAACTTTTGCTCTTAAAGCATCTTTAAAAGCTTCTCCAGCATCAGCGTTGTCGCCATCAGCTAGTTTGTCTATAAAGTTTTTTACTTCTTCACTCATTATTCATCTCCTATTGTCTGTGTTTCTGGCGAAGATATAATACCATCATCAATTTCTTTTTTGATTTGTTTATCAATATCTTCAATTTCTTTATCTGATTGTCTAAGTATATTTTTTCTAACATACTGTACACTATAAAACTTACCAATAAAATCTCTTACCTCATTAGCAAGTTGTATTCTTTCTCTCATCATTTCTGCCTGTTTTAATTCAGCAAAATGACCGTCTTGTAAGAAATCGTATTTGACATAATCTCTAATTGTATGCCAATCTTCTTCAGCGATAATACCTTTTAATACTAATTGTGTTCTTAGTAAATCACTAAAGAGTTCTGTAAATTTCTTTCTTAATCTTTGTACAAACTTAGTAAATTTAAGTTCATCTCTTGTAATTTCAGTTGAACGACCTAAGTTAAAACCTGTAGAGGCTTCTAATCTACTTACTGGTACATTTAAAGAACGATATAGTTTCTTTTGGAAATATTCTATATCTGTAATTTCTCCAAGGTTAGCACCACCAGGCAAAGTTGTAATATCAGTGCCTCTTCCACCCTCTCTACTTGGTAACCAAAAGTCTTCCAACATTGACATATAATTTCTGTCATCTCTAATTTCTCCTGTTGAAGCATCATAGACAAGTTTATTTCTATACCTTGCCATAACATCTCTTAAATATTGTTCAGCTTTTACTTTAGGTAAATTACCTACATCTATTTTAAAAATTCTTCTTTCAGGTGCTCTTGCGATTCTGTAAATCACAGCAGCGTCTTCAATCATTCTTAACTGATTGACAGGTTTAATCGCCTTATGTAAATAAGACAAGACCATATTTTTATTTTGGTCAATTAATCCTGACGGACAAAATGCGATTGTATCAGGTGCGATTTTAATACCACCGCCTGTTGTTTGTCCAGCAACACCTTTTTCATTAAACATATAATATTCAACATATTCATCAACAACTGAAAGCATATTAGGACCAGCACCTTCTGGTCTTTTCTTTCTTATTTCTCTAATCTTTTTGATTTTACGTGGGTCGATATACTTTAATTCAGTAATACCCTTTTTAGTATCGTTTCTATCAATTATCTTTTGATAGTAGATACGACCATCAACATACCAACGTCTGAATATGTCATGCCCTTTTGTATTAAAGTTCATTAACTCTAATATGTTTGAAAATTCGTCTTCTATTTTTCTTCTTATATCTTTACCATACGGCAAGTTATCTAATAATAATCTTACCGGATGTTTAAGTTCATTAGCAACAATTGCTTCATTAACAATATCTTCCACTGCCATATCACATTCTGGATGGATAGCAATTTCTCTATATCGTCTAATAAGATCGGCCTCACTTTTAGCCGTACCTTCCATGTCAAGGTACGAACCAAAATAACCACCAGCGGCGACGGTTTGAGTACCGTCATCCGCTTGTGATGTTGTAAAGCTTTGTTTTGGATCTGATTGCTTTTTAGCTCTTGTAATACTAAATCCAAATAATTCAGCCATAATAAATTTCTCCTGTTCTTAATACTTATAAGGGTATTAAGTAGTCGTTCTCGCTTCAAAATACTGATATTGTAACTCAACTGTAAATGTTTGGATAGCATCAACTGTTTCATAGTTAAGTTCCATTGTACTTACAGATGTTGGGAATGCGCCTCTCAAAGTATAAGACTTGATAGTATTACCATTTCTGTCTAAAGCATCAACAAAAGCGTCAACTTGATAGTCAACAGGATTTGTTAAGCCTTCGTTATCAGACATATTGTTAATACCATTTTGCCATCTTTCAAAAGCATCTCTTAGTTTATAATCAGTATCATTGATTACAGTAATAGTCCAAGCATCAAATGTTCTATCTCCTGCGATTTTTACATCTCTTCCTCTAAACTTTACGTTAATGTTACCTAAAGTCATAGCAGGAACAGCAGCAGCGGAACATAAGAAAGCTAAGTCTTCTATTTCTCCACCAACTTGGGCATAACCAGGAAAAGGCATAGTTACCTTAAACTGATTGGCTCTAGCACCACCGCCAGCAAGTTTAGCTTTGAAGTCGTTAATATTAGGCATTTTTTATTTCTCCTTTTTATTAACCAGCAACTTCGTCAAAACTGACGCCAGTTCTAGTAGCGACAAATGATAGAGTAATAAAGTTAATACTTCTAGCAGGTTTCACAAAGATTTCTGCTATAAACTCATTTCTATCAATTACTTCGCCTGTGTTGTTAGTTTCATCACATACTACTAAAAAGTCTGTGATACCTCGTCTTCCTTGTACTTCTCTTAGGAAAGGTTCTACAATGTTTCTAAAGTTAGCTCTTGTAAATTCATCATTGAACTCAAAAAGTTGAAACTTAGAAGCAGTCGCAATCGCCTTTTCTAAAGTGATAAACAATCTTCTTACGTTGATTCTATCAAAAGCACTTGGTGAAGACAGACCAGTTTTATCTCCAAATAATACAGTTCCTTGACCTGGGAAGGTAGCAACTGGATTAACTCTAGCTGGATATAATTGATCTCTTTGAGCTTTTGTTGGGTTGTATGCCAACTTAACAGCGCCTCTAATAACACCTCTGTTAAAACCAGCAGGTGAGTACCATGCGTCAGCAGTTAAGTCTGTTCTAGCAGCCAAACCAGCAATATCGCCGTTTAATGGAACATATCTGTACACATCATTGTATCTGTCATACTGATATTTGTATCCACTGTCGAATACAATGTATGAAGATGATCTAATGTTATTAAAGAAATCAATAACGTTAGTTGTTTGTGTATTAGAGTTTGTTACATTTACAACGTCTGCTCTTTCTGGTGAAGCAAATACAACAGCGTCTTTTCTATTTTCAGCTATTGTAATTAGGTTATCAACGTGTGTTGAGTCACCTTTACCAGCAATTATAAGACCAATATCAACTGTTTCAGCGTCATTAAACTTCTCGTAAGCAGTTTTTAACTGACCAGTTGTTACAGCAGAACCATTTGAACCACCAGAAAGTGATTCACTTGTTGGTGTAGTTACACTAGTGTATGTTGTTCCACTAGCAGCATTACCCCAATTTGTACCTGAAGTATTGTGATCCATCCAGTAAATGTACTGTGATTTATTGTATATTACGTTTGGATAGTAGTTATCATCTCCTTGTGGAGTTTTTGCGTCACTAGCTTTTGACAGATTAGAAAAAGATTCTAATACTGTTCCTGGTACGCCTGATACACCACCATCTTCGTCAACAACAACTACGTGGATTTCATCGCCTGAACCTGATCTAGCAGATACATACGCTGAAGTTCCTGGAGCGCCGTCAACTTGATCGTAATATCTCCATCTTCTTTTAATTCTAGCGTCATCAGCAACAGCTCTTTTTAGTCCGCCAGCACCTCTAGGGTGTTGTACGATACCAATTGAAGTTGAAGCTACACTAGTAACTCTATATTGATCGCCGTCATCAAAGTCAGTAGATCCGCCTGTAGTTGAAAACTCAATGATGTCTCCTACGTTTAAGTAAGTAGTAGCATCTGAGTCAACAGTTACAGTTAAATCTCCAACAGCTAAGTCGGCTTGATCGACTTGTTGTGATGTTGTTAAAGTTTGCTCGTAAGCGTCAGCACTTGGGCAAGTAGCAACTAATAAGTTGTTACCCCAACTACCTGCTGTTCTAGCAGCAAACGTTCCAACAGCACCTTGACCTGTAGAATAATTATTTGAATAATCATCTGTATTCTTAACTAAGATACCGCTTGAGTTAGCAGTAGCGTTAAGAGCACTTGTTTGGGTTGCTCGTACAACTCTTAGAGCGTTAGAATATTGTAGAAAGTTAGCAGCACTGAAAAAG